CGTAGTATCAAACGATGACTGATAGCCACCATATCCAGCGCCTAAAGCACCAGCTAGAGCCTGTCCTGTGCTAATTGGTCTTGGTTGATTGCCAGAAGCGCCAAGCATTGCTACAAGCGCACCGATACCGCCTTGAGCCAAAGCATTTTGCTTCATAGATTGCATTTGTTCTGGGGACATTACACCAGAATAATCAGGCGCAGAGCCAAATAATGAGCTAATAAAGTCTGCCATGTCTTATCCTAAAAGTGAGTTTTTGTTGCGTTGAGGCTGTTGAATTGATAACAAATTCAAAATAGGGGAATAATCTACAGCGCCTTGTGGAACTCTAGACTGATTGTAGGCTTGTGCTTGCGCTTGTTGAGGAGTTTTACCAGCGCCTAATAATCCAGTAGCAGTTTTTAGGCCTAGCATTGCTTGACCAGGAGTAATTGCAAACTTAGTTGGTACTGTAGCCTGTAAAGACTTAATTCCTAAAGGAGCTAATTCTTCAGCAGAGTATGAGTAAGCTAAGTTTTGAGCAATAGCCTCTGGAGTTAAGCCATTAGTAGCCATTGCAGCCATATCAGCAGCAATAAATGGATCTACGCCAGCAGACAATGTAAGGTTAGATGCAATATCTGTAGCTCCTAAACCTTGTTGAGCCAAGTTCCAGGCATCAAAAGCCTCTGTATATGGCAAGGCCTCTGTAGCAGCAGTAGCAGCAGCTTCAGTTAATGCAGCAGCAGATAAAGCCTCTGGAACTATGAATGAAGCGCCACTTCCAGCAGTAGGAACAAATCCAGTAGAACCTAGGATTTCAGCAGTAGTTAGTGGAGCAGCTTCAGCAGCTAAAGCACCAGTTCCAGCAGCAGCCTCACCGCCAGCTAATGCGGCTAACTCAGGAGCAAAATATAGGCCAGTACCAAGAGCAGCAGCAGCAGCTACAGTACCCCATCCACCAGGGATCTCATTGCCTACAAACTTATCTACATCAGCTAATCCAGCGCCAATAGGCTGAGTAATGCCTTTATCAATTGATTCTCCAACATCGCTTACAGCGCCCAAAATACCACCACCACCGCCATCAGTACCTAATGCGCTAGAGATTGGGTCTGTAACAGATGAAATAATATCTCCACCTTTGTATAGGTTTCGAGTGCCATCTATTAAATAGCCAGAAAATTTGTTTTTTATCATAATTTGTATTCTACCAATATGTGTCTATTTACAAAACCTAATCTACGCCATAATCTAGCTACAGATTCTCTAGCATATCCATTTATCTTTGTTGCGCCCATTTTTCTTAGTAAATGGTTTAAATTTTCAAATGTTTCTTTATTTCCAATAAATTTACCGCCAATTGCACATATAAAAGCGACACAACTATTTGGATAATTCATAAATGAAATAACAGCACATCCTTGAATAACATTTAACTCTGATGCTATAAAAAGATGCCATTGCTTATTCACTAATAAAACTTTAATCTGCTCTGCCGTGTAATCCTCTGATTGTCCTAACTCAAGAGCATCCCTGATAAATTTTTCCAATACTTCCCAATGTGTATGTAAGTGCATTGGGTTTAAGTATTGAACTTGCATTTACAGTAAGCCACCTAATGCGCCACCAGCTAAAGCGCCTAATCCAGCAGTTCCATAGCCACCAGCAAAGTTCAGAGCTGGGAAGGCTTGTCCTAGAGCATATCCACCCAAACCACCAGCTAAAGCGCCTGTTAAAGCGTTTGTAGTTGTATTGTTGTAAGTAGGTGAAGTCTGAGAGCCATAGCCACCCATAGGAGAGCCGTAAACAGATGATAAGTAGCCAGATAACTGCTGGTATGGCAATTGCTGTTGGAAGTTGTAGCGAGCCATTTGCTCTTGCAGAGCTTGGCCTGAGATAGCTTCTTGAGCAGCACCAATCTGAGCCAATTGCTGAGAAGGTAAATACTGTTGTCCGTAGATAGATGGCGCAGCTTGAGCAGCTTGCATCTGGCGTTGCAGATCTGTATTTTGTAGAGATCCGATTTCACCAGCAGCTTGCATTTGGTTGCCAATCATAGCCTGTTGAGCTTGCTGTAAACCTTGTGCGCCAGCCAAACGAGTCTGAATGTCTTGAGCAGAAGCAGCGCCTAATTGACCTAATGCTTGTTGCTGTAATTGGCGTTCAGCTTGATACTGTGTGCCAGCCAAGTTAGAGGTTACATCACCCAAAGCACGACCATAGCCTTCAGTAGCAGTACCTAATGCTCGCTCCATAGAACCAGATCCTAAACGACCTGATTTAGAGTAAAGACTAGAGATTCCTGGCAATACAGACTGGCTAAACTGTTGCTCTAATGGGCGAGTAGCAGCTTGCATCATCTGTTGCTGATATGGGTTGCTATTGAGGTATTGACCAGAGGCAACATTTTGCAATTGCTGAGTAGCCACATTCTGTAGTCCGCCAGCAGCAGCTTGACCATAAGTAGCAGCACCAGGCTGATTAACGGCAGCTCCATATAACTGCTGAAATAAAGGAGAGGCCTGATTCTGAGCAGTCATTCCAGACATAAATGCGCTTTGAGCCTGTTGTAATAACGGGCTTTGTTGGCGAGCGATAGCCTCTTGTTGAGCTAATGCTTCTTGAGTCTGAGCAGACGGGCTTACATAAGTTTGTCCAGGATAGTAAGAAGGCTGCGCTCCTGTCAAAAATAGATTTTTAGCCTGTTCTAAACCCGTTACAAGATACGGGGCTAGTGTTGGATCTATTGATGAGGTAGTGGTAGTTGTTGCCATGATTTTCCTTTATCCTACGATTACATATTTAAATGTTTTGCCTGATATGCTATTAGCTGGGTGGCTAATAACTGCGCTTCCATTAGTTACAGAAGAAATATATGGGTTTGTAAATATATCGCTTGTGTAGCCATTAGAAGATAAATAACTAAGTGTTGCTATTATTGATGGGGTTACTGGCCTTGTTGGGCTTGTTTGCGCTGCAATATGCTCAATAATTACTTGAGTACTTGATGTAGACCATGCTATCTCTACATAATCATTTTTTGCTAGTGCTACAAAAATATTTAATGAAGCAATTAAATGACCTGACACTCCACCATGACTATTTGGTACAGAAAACTCACTATTGCTTGCTGTAATGTCTGTGCCATTTTTTCTAAACCAAACATCTACATTATGGATGGCTGTATCTGAGTTTGTAAACTGTGCAGAAAATTGCAAATTGTATAAACCAGAATACCCAGCAGTAAGCCTTGATCCACTAGCCAATGTAACGCCTTCAGAATAATCTGTGGCGTTAAATGTCACTACATAAGCTGTTGTTGTGCTTGCTGCGCTTTGATCTGTTGTGTCTTGAAATGCGCCATACGGGAAATAATTAGTAGAACTAACATCATCTGTTGGCATTAACAGGATTACACTATCTACACCTATACGGGCATCGGTAATGGTAGTTGTTGAAGCCCCACCTGTAGCTAAAGTTACAGAGCCAATATTGTTTGTTTTACCATTCATAATCCCATTGACAATTTCAGCGACAGCTCGCTGATCTCCACCAAAAGGAGGTAATAGTCTAAACATTATCTAGATCCTAATCCATTCAATTCAATATCAATACCTACTGTTGTTTTCCAGTTTCCTGTTGGTGTCAATTGTAGACGATGATAGCGACCTACGCCACGAATACTTACTCTGTTTTCTGCATCTGCTACTGTCTGAGATCCAAAGGCTGTAGGCTCATTTAGCAGTCTGCGAGATAATAATGCGACATTACCAGAGCCATTATCTACAATGGGTTTTGCCATAGTAATAGATGATGTATTGCCTGGCACTTCAATATCCCCAGTTTCAATAATAGCCGTATTATTAGCGCCTGAGAAAGTAACTATTTTGGCATCTTTTACGCCAGCAAACTGCATTTTTCCACCAAGCCAAACACGACTATCAAACGAGGATGTGATGGTTTCTAAGTTACCAAAAACATCCAAGCCTTCTAGAGTAAACGATGGGGTAGAGGATGTAGCTACTCTACTTGCATTAGTAGTGCCAGCAGACCATTTTCCTACCTGATAATTGTAGATAAGTAGCTTGTCTACAGTAGCAGAGGATACTGAGCAATATGCCCAAATAACTAGCTTTCTAGCTGGATCTACAGCAGCAGACATAAGATTTAGTGTGCCATCATCTACATCTGAGAAGAAATAGCGGTTTACCTTCTCGTTTCCAATAGGGATAATCTGTTGCCCATCACAAGCATAGAACCCATCATCCGATAAGAAGAATGATGTACCGCCATACTGAATAATAGAATTAGCTTCATAACAGCCTTGATTACGGCTGATATTGTCAAACTGGAATACTAATGGGCTTCCAACATAAGACATACGATGGATTGAGCGATCCATAAATACTAGGCCAAATTCTCCGCCTGTAACTCCAACTACTGCACCGCCATCTGGAATATCTTGAAAGTCAGCTTGAGTGGTAGCTGAATTAGTCCAGCTAGACTCATCTCCTAGGGCAGACCATTGAACTCGATTAGCCCTAATGGTGGAGTCATTAACATAGCCAGATACTACAAAATCACGCACTACAGTTACATATCGAGATTGTGGGGCATCAGCAGCTAGATCGCTAAAGTTTGACGAGCTATTGACATTGTATCCTTGCAGCCGATTGCCACCATTTGCAGCTATCAATACATTGCCAAACTGGGTAAAACGCCATCTTTGCTGAGAAGGAGTTACATAAGCAAAGGTAACTGTGCCTGTATCTGCTCCGCTAGAGATATTAGTCCCAGTTTGGGCGTATGTAAATGTAGTAGAAGTTGGTACTGTATCTATAGTAAAAGTACCATTTAAGCCTGTATTTGTTACTGCTGCGATAGTTACGCTATCACCAATAGAGTAACCATGCGCTGCTGATGTAGTAATGGTTACTATGTTCGATGTACGGGCTACAGTAGTAATTGTTCTGCTGGCCTTAGATACATTGTCCAAGGATAGGTCTGAAGCATCCAATTTAAACAGTTTTGTAGAGCCACCAGCAAATACGGCTGTAACGCCTGTAGCAGTAGTGCGAGCAGCCACTACATTATTTAAGTTCTCAGAAGCATCAGCAGAGTAGTTTTCTGCTGCGTTAATTGCCCCATATCCTGTAGCTTTAGGAAATACATTTTCAGCTCTTTGCAAGCCATTAGTAAGTCCTGGCTGGTCTGGAGTCCATTCGCCAAAGGTTATTCTACTGATCGCCATAAAATTCGCCTAAATATTGTTTTTTTGCGTTTAAGTAAACTTGCTTAGCTTGATCTTCACTATCAAACAACCCTAAATGCAAGTGCTTTCCGTTAATTTTGATTCTTGCTCTATATTTATTAAAGTGCTTATAAACACCTTTTGCAGAGCTTCTATTTAATGCATTTGTTGTTGCACTTACATCTCTAAGGTTTTTAATCCTATTATCTTGTCTGTTGCAATTTATATGGTCAATTTGACCTTTTGGGTGCGAGCCATAATAATACAACCAAGCAAGTTGATGCGCTTTGTACTGCTTTCCGTCAAGCCCAACATGGATATATCCATAACCATCTATTCCACCAGTTTTATTGGTTTTTGATTTATATTTTTTTCTTATGAAAATGCCCGTATTTGAATCGTATTGCAACCATTCTTTTAGCGTTTCTTGCGATAAGGTTTTAATACTTATTGCCATTGTGTTGTTCCAATTGTTTTATCTGTCCAGCTATTACTTGAAGGGGTAATGGGAGTCCATGACTCAGAGCCAGCAGTTTCAAGATCCCAGTTATCGCCCAAACGATTGCCAGCGCACACCACCAAACCAGTACCATTTATAAATCCATTTCCAGCAAAAATACCCACTCCATTGGCCTGTAATAAAGCCAAGGCAGTTATATTCGCAACACTTGAATACTGAACCCCTCCAAGGGCTGAAACAGTCGCTACACCCGTTATTTGGCCTGATGTTGTGCGTGTTCTAATTGAATCAGAAGAAACGCTACCAGAGGCCGTTACAGACCCTACGCACAGCCTTGTTCTTGTTGCACTTACAACGGCTGTGGCAGATCCGCTAACTTGCGCTATTCCGAACCTAATTGCATCTGCATCTGCGCTAACAGAAGCAGAGGCCGTTACGCTTGCATCACCATAGTAAATGCAAGTAGAAGCCGAGTTCCATACTGGATCGTCAAACGATACATTGATCTGCTCTAAAGTGCCGAACTGATCTATGTTATCAATTGTGAACCCACCACAGTAATCGGATGGCATAGTCTTACGCCAAGGTTACTGTCAAGCTACCAGAAGCAATCTTAAAAATATCGCCTGTATCAATTGCTTTAGAAGTATCTAAAGGGGTATGGTAAAGAAGGTTTCCTGTAGTAAGAGCATCCCAAATACCAATCCATCCAATTGTTCCCCATGTGCCAGTAGCTTGTGGGAAGGTAATGTCGGCAGAAGTAGTAGAAACCCCGTTAGAAGGAGCAGCAAAGGTAGCAGCTTGACGAGCATAAGCACTACCGCTTACTTCTGCACCAGATCCAGCATCGGTAGGATCGGCAGTATGCAGACTGATATATACGGCTGCTGGGGATGTGTATGATGTGTTTCTCAAAGTTACATTGATTAACGCATTTTCGAGGTAGTTGGACATTTCAGCCATGTTAATTCCTTATCGTGATGTAATACGCATTTGTAGGGGTATACCCGAATACTCCGAATTTTGATCTGAGTCTTGGATATTTTTTATTGCTCTGTCATACAAAGTAGCCCAAGTTTGGGATCTAGCATCGTTAATGAGGTAAGGCTCTGCCTCTAGCAATGAGCCATATAGTAGGGCATCAGGATAGTTGGCAAGGAATACATTAGAGCTATTTGATGCAGACAGTACGGCTGGTTGAGCATAGTACAAAATCTCTAAAACATAGGCTGTATCTGGTACTGGAGCAAACTGAAACTCTGAGGATAATACTGTGTAAAAAACTGGAAGCCCAGAATCATCAGCCCTAGCATCTCTTGTGAAGCCACTAGGACTCATATAAGAAACTGGCATACGAGGATTACCCTGCGTATACAAGTCCCGAACTTCCAAAAAGTCTGTAGGCAATGCTACTCGTGCATCTCCGTTTACCATGCTTGAGGTAGCTGATTTCAGCATCTTACGAGTACGCACCTTTCTAGCAAGGCGAGTTTCAGCAAAGCGAATGAAGTCGGTGATTACATCGGTTAAATCGGATCGGCCTAGATAACTTGCAACCGAAGCCTTTAGTTCTGTGTATGTTGCAAAACCCATTAGGACACCTCTATATTATGCCAGCCGTATGTGTAATTACCTATGTGGCCTATCTCAATACTGAGATCATGGTCTACATAAGTGTCTATCCCTGTGTCTTTTGCTTTGACACAAAAGTAAATATCTTCGCCTAATAACTTCCCATTGGGCAATTGCTCAAAGTAAAAGTAAGGCTTTGCTAACTTCTTAAATATGTTATTTTTGATGAGAATAACACCGCACCCAATACAGTCAACCTTCTCTATTCCTTTTTTGACATTGGAATAAACGGGCAGAAAAGATACAGATCCATCTTCTTCAAAATTAATGTTCTTGGCAGTAGGCTTTACTGGCTCTGATCGAGTAGTAGCATTTACTCCAACAATGTCCTTATTATGCTTTAAAAGCCGAATTAACGCATCTTTTGGAAAGCGCATATCAGCATCTATAAACATGAGGTAATCACACTTTTCTGCAATAACAGAATCTACTATGGCATTACGCTGATCGAATATTAAAGTACCTGTAGATGTATACAGGTTAATATCGTGCTTTGTATGCTTTGATGTGTAATTAACTAATGCAGATAAATCAAATGAAGTAGATATTTCTACTTGCCCTCTTGCTGGAACACAAATACCGATTCTCATACTACTCCACCCCTAGTACGGAATACTCTGTTATCAGGATTATTCAACCACTTTACTAATGCCTTTTGGTCTAATATGTAATAGCCACGCATTATCCCCTCTTTGTTGAGAGAGTTGATAATTTCAGCAGGAAGTGAAGCAATTTTATTTTTAGGGTCATAAGTGCTATCACCCCAACCAGTTTTACCACTTCTAGCATTGAATTGCTCCTTAGTGTGTTCCGTAAAATCTGTTAAATCTACTTCGGACTTGATAATAAGCCCACCATCTCCATCTGCGTAGGCAGTACGGATAACTCCATCAACTACACCTAGATTACCCCGTTTACCGAGATCAGACATATATTCTCCAAGAAAAGGGGGAAGGTTTCCCCACCCCCTTATTCTACATTACTTACGACAGATCGAAAACACCGCCATGCGCTGCTTCGTTGCGTACTTCCAATGTGAACTCAGCCAAGATTTGTGTCTTTTCTGCATCACCAACACGAGCTAACTCGTTTGTTTGGAATGGGCGCAAGAAGGCTAATGCTGCATACTCAGGATCGAGGATGAGAGCATCACGACTACGCATAAAGCGATCTGGAACAATAGACAACACACCAAAGTCGGACTGATAGAGATCAGCGCCAGCAAGGATAGTTGCTTGACCAGAAGTAGGTACTTGATAACGCTGTGCTGCCAAGCCTGTGAAAGCGGAAACTACTTGCTTTTGTGTTGGGCTAACAAACAGAGTTGAAGGTGTACCACCATTAGAGAACACAGATGCGATAACAGTTTTGAGCATTGCTTCTGTGAAGTCACGAGTTGTACCATCTGTACGAGTAGAAACACCTACAGTTACAGGATCAACACCAGTAGTAGCAGTACCATTCTTGCTTGTGTTGCTCTTGATGTATGAGAGCAATGAGCCTAATGTACGGGCTGTAGATGAGTTACCAGCAGATTGACCTTGATTAGCTGTGATGATTGTTTCCATATCACGCTTGATCTCTGAGGATACTTTAGCCAATTGATAAGCCTTTTCAGACTTACGACCAGCCTTATCCACAGCTTCCAAAGTGCCAGAAACCATTACAGTTTTGCCAACGATCTGTGTGTAGTTGCCCAAACGAGTTGTAGGGGAAACAGTAATATCAGATGCAGTAGCGCCTTCAACTAATGCGTTAGCAGTAGTATTAGCAGCTAATGAGTCTGTCTGCCATTCGTGGTAAACAGCAGTAGCTTTGCTCTTACCAATAGATGACATGATTGGTGTATCTGTTGGTGAGATTGAGTAGATTACATCTGATAAATCCTCACGATTACCGATTGAGGTATAGGTTTGATATGTTGCCATGATTTAATTCCTTAAATTATAAAAATCGTTCAAATAGACGAGCTGCATCGTTTTTATTACCTGTTTGTTTTAAACGAGCAAACTCTTTTTTTCTTGCTTCCTGTTCGGAACTTGTCGGATTGAAAGTTCCAGGTTTGAGAGTCTTAGGAGCAGAGGCCACCTTTTTAGTAGCGCCAGCCTTGCCAGCTACGAGCTTCTCATATTGCATAGCTTTATAGAGCGTTTGTACAGCTCGACTATCATAAACTTGTGATAACTCTTGGTCTGAGAACCCAATAGATTTCGCATAAGTACGAATATCTCTACGGATTACTTCTGCCTTGGCATCATCCTTAAATTCAGGGATGGCAGCTACGAGCTTTTGTTGTTCATGTTCGATGTGATTTCGCAGTTGTTGTCCTTGCATTGCTTGTTGTTCTTGTTGAACACGCTGGTGCTCTGCTTGAACGGCTTGTAACTGCTTGTCCCTTTCGCTACGCTCTGCTACTGCAATTGCATATCCAATCGGGTCATTTTCCTTGAGTTCTTGCAAGTTCTCAGGGGCAGACTGTTGGTTAAGTAATTGCTCAATAACTTGGAGTCGTTGTGCATAGGTATCTCTAGTCTTTGCTGCTTCATCAATCTTTCCACGCTCTGCTTCTACAACTTTGCGTTGTTCCGCTAAAGATTGAGTCTTTTTCTGATAGTCGGCAGTTCTACTGTAACCATTTAAAAGTTCGTCTAGACTTACTTCTAATTCCTCGCCATTTGCTTTGACTCGGTACTTAGGAGCTTCTTCTGTAACTTCATCTTGGTATTCAGCTTCTTCCGCACTTGCGTCTGATTCCTCGGCCTGTGGCTCATCGTAAGTTTCCTCACTAGAGTCATCTGCACGAACCTCTGGGTCAGCTTCCGCTTCCTTGGTTTGTTGGTCAAGAATAGACATAAATGCGTTAGCTGCACCGCCTATCGTGGTATCTACACTCCCTTGTGGGTTGGTGTTTTCGCTCATCGTTATTACCTTTTATGGTAGTTAAAAAAACCTTATACGCCTCTTATCAATTTCGCTCTGATCTGCGATTGATTGAATAGAAGCATGAAATTCCTCTATTGCTCTCAGTTTGACTAAGGCTCTTTCTCTGCCTTCTACATCATCTTCGTGAGAACCAAAAATCATATTTTTATACAAATCCAATTGAGCCTCAATCAGCTCAACAAAGAACTCATCTCTTAAGTAGGTCTGCGCTCTTTCTGCTTTATTCATTACATCCCTTTAGAGATTAACTCAGCCTCTTTTAAACGAGTATCTGCTTGAAACTCTGCTGCCTTTAACTCCATCTGAGCAGCAGCTTTATCTCGTGCTAATTGTATCTCTGCCGAGGCTTTTTCTCTAGCCAATTGAATATCAGCTTGCGCCTTAAGTTGATCTGCTTGGATTTGAGCTTGCAACTTAGCCTGATCTCCTTGGATCTGGGCTTGAGTCTGAGCCATGTAAGCCTGTACTGCTGGATCTACTGGAGCTTGTTGCTGTGGCTGTGGCTGAGATAACTGAGCATCTAGCTCTGGACTAATCTCTTTAAAGAACTCGTTAGAGTCTTTGTAGCCAGCAGCTTCAATCATCTTGCCAAGTGTATTGCGATACTGTCCGACTGTTACCAATGGGTTAGACAATCCTTGAGTAGTAAGGATCTGCTCTTGCTTTTGTAGAACCATAGCAGCCATAGCCATCTGCTGGTCTTTGTTACCAGTACCCAGGCCAACACCGATTGATACATCGTAGTTGTTCTTCCACTCACGGGGATCAATAGATACATATTTACCACGCATACGCACTACCCTAGCTTTATCTTGGTACTTGCATAACAGATGGAATATTCCAGTAAACAGATCCCGTACGCCAGTATCAGCAAAGATACGGGCTACCATCTCTAAACGGCCTGATCCAGCTTGTTGCATAGCAGCAATAGCAGTAGCAGTAGTGTTTTGCAGAATGTTAGGATCTAATCCTTGGCTAGTCTGCGTAACGCCAGAGCGTTTCTGTAGCACATTATCCATGTAGTCCAGCATCGGGAAGGACTGAGCAGCAGTAGCAGGAACAGTCAAGGCTTGTACTGCGCCTGGTGTTTTCATACGCACAATGCCATTCGGAGCAACTGTCAGCAAGTCATCCATGTTTACTTGACCATCAATCGCTGTCATACGGGGCAGATTGGTGAGGTACAAGTTATCTAGGATTTGACGGGTAATCGTAGACTTAATCAACTGAATATCCATCGCACGATCAGCCAGACTTTGCCCAAAGAACTTATGGGGCATTGGAATCGGGCATACAGAAGCAAACGGGATATGGTCTACTTCTTCCTTGTCTAGGATCGTAGTCATACCAGCGTAGGTTACTTTTACCAGCTCTGCCATTCCATCATCATCTAAATCGGTACGGATGTAGCACTCAAATACTTCAATCTCTTGCATTGAGAAGTCTAAGGATTGGGATTCATCAGGCATCTCGCCACGATCAAAACGGGCAAGGCGCTCTTGAGAGTAGGTCAAATCGCTATACGATGGCAGATCATCTACTATGCTCTTGTCATATCCAGCAGCCACTAAGTCTGAGCGAGTCATCATTACACGATGGGCTACAAAGCGAGCAGTACGGATATTCTTATCACGCTTAGAGATCAAGAACTCCTCTGGGGGTACATTCTGAACCTTTACACGCCCAGCTTCTTTTTTCTTCTTAATGACTACATCATAAGAGAAAGTGGCTGGAATCAACATACCGCTAACAGGATCAAAGCTCTCAGGAGAGATCTCCTTCATGTCTTGGCTTACAAGCTCCATCTCATCGTCAGCGAACAACATGGTTAATTCTTCAGCGTTAAGGTTTTTGTACTTCTCTTTAATAGGATCTTCGCTATCTTCCCACCAGTATTTAACAATGCCGTTCTTTTGCAATAGGGCATCTTTGAACCAATCGTGCATCAGGATAACGCCATCGTTATCTTGGAAAAACACTAAATTACAGTATTCTGTGGCCTGTCTTGCTGCTTCTTCATCGCCAGGGAACTTAGGGGAGAAGCGGACTAGCTCATCGGACTGAGTAAAGATACGGAGCAATTGTGGCAATGCGCCATCAACTACCTCTGCTACTTCACCAGTAACAATGGATGAACGGCCTTCTACTTCGTTGCCATACGGCTCACGATTGTAGTATTTGATAGCCTTGGCACGATCATCTGTGGTTTCTGTTTCTACAAACCCAATAGAGTTATCTATCTCAGAATCCAGAATACCTTTTAGCTTGTTATCATCCATATTTACACAATCCAGTTTGTTTTAACATTCATAGGCTTATCCCATGTATACGGCTTCTCATCTAACCCTACAGCAACATACCGCCAAGCATCAGCAGCATGAGAGTTTTGGTCATGTAAAGGCTTATCGCTAAACATTTTAGTATCGGGATCAACTGCGTACCGATAATGCCTTAATGCCTGTAATCCTTCTGCACATCTGCTCTGGTCAAAATAGCACCTATTCATCAGCATACGAGCAGCATTAATACCATCTGCAATACTTAACTTAGGGGTAATCCTTACGGGTAAACCCATAGACTCAATAATTTCTTTCGTACTGCGCCCTGTCATATTCTTATGCTCTGCATCATGCGGAAGCCAATGATCCCTGTAAGTGTAGCCCTTTTCATGCAATAGGTTTACATAGAAATCAATTGTTTTCTGGCAATCTTGGTAGAAGTCTACAATTCTAACCTCACCGCCTGGCAATGTCTGTACGAACCAAATACTTGTCATATCCGACCAGCCGAGATCCCAAAAGGTTGATACAAGTATTCCTTTATCTACAGGCACATCCTTAATACGACTATCTTCTTGAGCCTTACGCAGCTCTGTAGCATATACAGCGCCATCCAATATCTGCCTTGTATTGCCTTCCCATACATTGAGATAAGCATCTACATCCCGTTCTTTTAGATCCTCCATCTCACTTCTGAGAACAGAAGGAAACCAAGGGTTATCAGACCAGTTTACTTTTACTACTTTAGCGTTACTAGGTGGAACTACTACAAATCGCTTGTAGGTTTCATCTGTATCTAGCTCTGGATTGAATGTTACCCAGATCTCCGATTTCTCTTTACGGATTGTAGGTATCAGTACATCCCATGAGCTTTTAGAGGTAGTCTGGGCTTCTTCTACCCAGCATACATCTACACCCTCAAACGACTTAATTTTAGTAATATTGTGCTTTAATCCAGCAAACAAGAACTCTGTTCCGTTCTTACCAAATATGCTGGTGTTTTGTACAGTATAGAAGTCATCCAAGCCCATAGACTTAATTTGATCTGCCAGTAACGCATGAACCGAGTCTGAGATTGAGTTCTGGAACTCACGAGCGCATAGCACTCTGATCTTCTTCCTTCGGCCTATGACTAACAGAACCCTAGCTACAGTCCATGACTTAGAGCTACCTCGCCCACCATACACAATCTTATAACGATGATCTTCCAGCAAGCACTCTAGCTTCTCTGGAATCTCTAAACTTAATTTTTCTTCTGCTTCTATCACTCTGGGCGCTTGATTACAAACTCAATCAATCTTAGATCCATTGGAGCGCCATCTGTACCGCTTATCTCTGTGGCCTGTACTGGCTTGCCATCCATGCGATCCATGATCTCTTTAACTGCCCAGGCATCGCCATTCTCTGCTGCCTTAACGAGCTTGTCTGTAATATTGCGTAGTCTTTTGCTATCTTCTTGCAGTAAAGCGATACGGAGAGCATCGTAGAACAGCTTTCCCTTCTTGCCGTTTTGATTGCCTACAGGAGCGCCACCCTTATTAGTTGGCTCAACTTCTACATTATTGTTTTCTAAGGCGTTTTCCATTCCATTCCCTATGGGTTGATGGTTGATGATGTGGCTATTCTACAACACTTTTGGAAAGTATTACTTTCATGCCATCTATCATCCTAGGCAGTATTGTTAGCATCTGTTCACTTATACCCATCTCATCTGCTAATGGGCTTTTCTCTAGCGAGAGTTCTTTCATGTAGAAACGATCTGTCCAATTGAGATACCAATGCCAATCGGTATAGTAAAGCCAGCTATTCTCGTTGAACGCTCTTACATGAGTAGGATCTTGCCACGCTCCCAGACTTAAGTCATAAGGCACATGAATATGAAATTCACCTTTATTTGACAGTAAGTCCTTGCAATTTGTCATAGCTGCCACAAGATTAGGTATATGCTCTAGAACATCGTTAGCGATGATCTTGTCAAACATCCCCTTCTTGATCTCTATATCGCCAAATCTTGTAGAGATTGTTTCTCCCCAAGGTATATTGGTAATATCTACCACCCAATCAGGGTTTTTACTGGCCTGTATGTCTGCATTTAAGCAATCATCTAGGAAGTCTTTACCGCTACCGATATTAAGACAGTTTGGCAATGAGGTCATCTATATTTGAGCTACAAAGTAATGGGATTAGCTCTTGGATCTCTTGGCGTTAATATTGGAATAGAGTCCAGGCTTCATTCTTCTTCGCCTTCTTCTTCCATTTCTTCTTTGCCGACAGCTTCCCAAGCATCGCAGCCATTGTTTGCGCTACATACGAAATCAAAAATCTCACAATGTCCGCTACCTTTAGGAACGCCACAATCAGCCATATCGGTATTGAAATACTCACAAGCCTTACACTTGCCTTCGCCATCTTCTACAGAGCCGTAGTCAGCCGTTAAGACGGCTTTACGCATATTGCCCCTGTTGATGTCTTTATCCATTGTAGATAAAGGGCATGAGCTTTTATCTTCAGCCAGCAACCCACCTTCTTCTTTGTGTCCCATTTTGGGCTTATCGCCCAACAGACCGATCATAATGGTAGTTTTTTCTGGTTTCATAGCATCTCACGAAATTTTAGGCAAAGGTTTCCTAGCGAAATTTTACCTTATTTTTAACTTAGCAACAATTTATTTGCTTTCAAACCAAATTTGATGTAACTCAGGAATGTTGTTTTTTAACCACACTCTAGACTCGTGGTCGTTTTTGTTGTGATCCATGCCGATAGTCTGGCTGCCAACATGGTGTACATAGGAGCGAGAGATATAGTTACTATATCCAGCAGCGCTGATCTCTAGACATTGAATATCATCCGAATACCAATTGATCGGCTTGTAATCTATCCACGCCTCTCTAGAAATAATCCCAAATAAAGGGGAAAGTACATCACTCTGGAATATCTGATCTTCTTCTACAAATCTGATTCCATTGCGTACCTCTCCACTACGAATGTTCTGGATGCCCCTTACATAGTCGGATCTGCTACATAGCCACCCTAAACTGTGGTGCGCAAGCAACACTTTATCTTCTATTAACAAATTAAAGCTAGTGGGATTTAACACAATGTCATCGTTTGCCACAATGATTTCAGGGAACATCTCAAATGCATAGCGCACTACTTCGTTATAAGACTCCCCATAAGTTGTGCCGTTGTTTGGCAGATTGATTGTATTGTGCCTAGAACACTCTAGATCGCTCCCAGAGACGATTACTGTTACTTCTGCTGGCACATACTCATCTATTGATGCAAGCAGCACAGGAAGGCATTTAGCGTTCTTGGTTGCGATAACTATTGCAAGATTGGCATACGAATCGTTCATTCATTCCTTCGTTGTAGGATTGGATTATTCCGTCTTTTGTAGTCTTTTTGTATTTACACCTTGAGCATACCCTTAAGGTGATTTGACTTGGACTTCTTATCCAGTTCGTGCTGGAGTCGTTTTTTTGCATTATGTAAATCTGATTCCAATTTATGAGGTGTCGTTCTAGCATTATGCGCTAACTGGTTTAGTGAGGCATAAGGATGGCTGACATATCGCATTTTAAGAATCCTTCTTAATTCTAGTGGTAAACCCTTAATTGCTTGTTCTATTAAATCCCCGTCTACATGGTCTGGCTCATAGTGTGGCTCAGACTCAGCGTAAAGGTTGCCTAACTCTGGAACATAGTTCTTTTCAAAACTGCGACAAGTGCTATCAGGCTGCGGAGCAACTACCCCGTAGCAAACATACCAAGCCCAATTTTTTAGCCTTAGTTCCATATTGTCATTTAATTTAAATTAATTTATTGTATTATATTCAATATCTTACGCAAAGGTAAATATGGCACAATCTGATAAAGAAGATCAAAAGTTCATTGAGTGCTGGAAGCGACTTGGATCGCCAACTTTAGTAGGTAAAGAATTAGGCATGAATCCTCGTAGCGCTCTCAATCGCAGAGCCAGCCTAGAAATAAGATACGACATAAAGCTGCCTACCCACAGCTCCATGAGAACACCGCCAAAACTAAAAAAGATTGAACAGACTCCTCATAATGTACGCAGAGGCATAGATGTAGAGAAAGTTAAACGAGTCATTGTATTTAGCGATGCTCACTTTACGGATACAACTACTACTGCATTTAAAGCATTGCTTGTAATGATTAAAGAGTTTAAGCCTCAAGTCATTATTTGTAATGGCGATGCTTTTGATGGTCAAGTATTGAGCAGATTTCCGTCTATTAACTTTGACCAAAAGCCTACAATATTGGAAGAACTCAATGCTTGCCGTTATCACTTAGATGAAATCGAAAAAGTTAGACCAGCAGGATGCCGTTTAGTGTGGGTGCTGGGAAATCATGATATGAGGTACGAATCTTGGTTAGTTAATAAAGTTCCTGAGTATTCAGGTGTAGATGGCTTTAGCTTAAAGTACCATTTTCCAAATTGGGAAACTTGTTGGTCTTTTTGGATTGGTGAAGATACAGTAGTCAAACACCGATATAAAGGTGGTCGTACTGCTGGGTATAGTAATTTGCAAGCTGCTGGCAATACAAATATTATTACTGGGCATACCCATGTTTTATGCAGTAGCCCAATTACAAACTACCAAGGAACATGGTGGGGAGTGCAAACTGGCTGCCTAGCAAATCCTATGAGTTCTACATTTGAATACTGCGAAGATAGCCCTAAAGATTGGCGTAGTGGCTTTGTAATGCTATCGTTTGACCAAGGCCGTATGCTGATGCCAGAATTAATTATGGTTTCAGATGAGGCAAATGGTGAGTTTGAATTTAGAGGATGTATTAATAAAGTATGAGATTGAGCTCAGAGGTTGTACGCAATCTCTACGCTTCCCTCTACTGTTGCTATCCATTTACTAAATGGAAGATGCCTCTACCAGAGGAGATTGAGTTTATTGTTACTCCAGACCCAGAGCTGATGGGTACTTATCTATACGATACTGGAGAAGATTACGAGCATACGATCACAATATCGTCTGGCAGATGTGGGCATTACTACACTATGCTAACTACCCTAGCGCATGAGATGGTACACATGAGTTTTCACAGACAAAAAGGTGATAAGTGGACTCAACATGGTAAGCAGTTTAGAACTAGATGTCTTATGGTAGCCAATGAGCTTGGGCTAGACGGCCTAGAGCTTTAATGCTGCCCTTCGCTTGTCTGGTTTGCTAATAGCGACTTGTACATCTTAGACTGATCCTCTAGATCTCTAATGAGCCTTACAACTCTAAATAAAACTTCGTTCTCATGTACAGTCATTATTTTGCCTGTATATAGATCTATTAGCTCATTGACAATTTTATTAGTTTCGTTCACTTAGCTTCCTTTCCAAGTTTCTGACTGACTCGCTCCAACAACTCCTCACAGGATATTTCGTATTTTCGTTCAAAACCTTTGATACCCAATCCGTGAATACCATCGTTTCCCCGATGATGCTCTGGGCATAAAGGCAAGATTGGGGATGTAGCCCGTTTAGCTCCATACCTTCTAACATGATGGAGTTCTGACGGAGTGCCTTCAATCCCATAGAATTCGGAACAAAGAATACATCCGAGTTCTGCAATCTTATTCCAAGCGTTCTTCTCATTTTTCGTAGCCATTACTTAAATGTAATCCAAATAGAAAAAACAGTTATACATATAATAAACATCCCCATGTAGTATGGCATATCACTCATTGCATGGCTCGATCTAACCCACGATTATTGGCCGATTCTGTTCTATAGATTTCTATGGTTTGCTTTGCAGACTCCAGCTCCCAGCGTAGAGTTTCCTCTACTTCAATTGCCTCCTTAATGCCGTATAGCAACGCTATATAGTCTGGATGCGCTTTCGCATCTGTTTCTTTGGCAGCAGAGGTAGACTCTACAGAGTCCTTCATTAATAGGGCGAGCTTAGACTTTAGGAATAGTTCTAGATAAGATCTATTTGCTTTTGCTGCTGCAAAGGCTTTTCCGTTTTTGTAGAGGTAATCTCTTGCTTTAAGGGCTGATTTTTCGCTGCTTTCCATTGTCTTGTCATTTCATCTGTTAGTTTTGAATAGGCCTCATGTCCACGCTTTTGAGCTATGAGGGCTAGTTGTTTTCTTCTATCTGCTAAAGGCCAAGTTAATAGTTCCCTGGCTTCACATTGGTTTCTATATTCCTCTGAGTATGTATCAATTGTGCCTTGCAAATTCCCCAGCATATTTATTCCTAACCTCTTGAGCCACTAGATCGGCTAACTCAACATCTTCATAACATCCAAATGACAAGGGTTTACCTTTAATTTTTATTTGAACACGCCATTTATTGATTGCTTTTACATAATGTATGTTTTTATATCCAGATGAATTTCTTTTGCTAATTTTCTTGTTCATACAATTTTGCGATCCAGTTACATTTCTTAGGTTTTCAATTTTATTGTTTGCTGGATTACTATCTATATGATCTATTTGATCTGGAATATATCCATTGTGCATCATATAAATTAACCTATGTACTAAATAACTTTTGCCCTTAATTTTTGCAACAACATATCCTTCATTAACAACATAACCTACTTTATCGCCTACTTTTCTTCTTGTGTTTCCGTAGATTATTTTCTTGTAATAGAGATCACCATCTTTATAGGTATACAACTCATGCAAAGTTTCTTTGGTAATCATAGTTGCTCCTCTAATTGCTTTATTTTGTTGCTGATCCTCATTCTCAATGCAGCCCAACCTTCACCAGCATACGCTTGAACGCCTATCTCTTGTGCTTTTTTTATCGTTAGTTCTTCTGAGCTATACCAAGGCAACTCAGGCCGTTTATTAACTTTAGCCTCCTCTATTACTATTTCATCCTCAAACCTATATTGCGATAACCAGGTACTTGCATGGCATATGAACTCCATCTCAGTATTCTTGGTTTTCCAATACTTAATATGGTTTGGCAAGGCTTCTAATGCCAGTTTTTGCTCGTCTGCTTTTAACGCCTCAAACTTCCTTTGCGCTACTCGTTTTGCTACTTTACGGGGATATAAAGCCCAGAATGTTTCAAACATCATTTCTCCTTCACGAAAAATAATAGGTTACTACACCATACGCATAAAAAGCAACTGCTACAAACTCTACAAGAAACAATGCTATATCTCGCTGGTATATACCAGCAAAAGCCCAGATAGCACTACCAACTACTCCAAACCATATATTAGACGGAAAAATGTTAATGCTAGTAAGGAAAATCCCTATAAGACATAAAATAGTTCCAATCCATTTAAGCATTTCTGTGGTATCTATCTTTAGGGTTATTAACCATTGCTTTAATAAACTCATCTATATTAAAGAGCCATTGAATTTGTTTCATGCCATCATGCGTATAGATAGTAAAGCTCATTTCTCTTGTGTCTTTCTTAGTATTACTACTGGGATTCCTCGGTAATGGTCTATTGCATTAAAAAATGGTACTTCGACAAGCATTTCAACCCAGCTTCGCAATTTCTCTATTTCATAATGTTGCTGTAGTACAAACGATTCAGGATAAAAACCCTAGAGATATTGTTTTGGGCGCCAATTGGTACTATCATTACATTACTACTACCCTGATGGTTTCGACTGTCA